ACTACTTCCCCTGTTTCAGAATCAACTGTCTGGGCATTATGGGCTTCCCATTGTTTTCCTTGACCGTCTGTAAAAACATCTCCCTCGTTAGCTTCTTTAGGGTACCCATCTTCATCTAATTGATCTTCAGAATAATCCACAGCCGAAGACTCAGTGTAATTGTTAGCCGAAGACTCAGTGTAATTGTTAGCCGAAGAACCTGTGTAATTGTTGTCAGCATTATTGTTATTACCAGAGCCTCTATCGTTCAAGTAATCGTCTAAACCACTGCCTTGTCCCGCAACAGTTGTCCCACTTGAGGCATAACCACTTTCTTCTTTCCACTGGTCTCCAAACTGTATCCATTCCTCGGGACCCATTGGACCTTTATGGCCAAATTTGTCTATGTACCACCTGGCAAATTTAAACGCATCCATAGGCGTCATAGTTACAGGCATGCCTAAACTTTCAACTGTTGGTAGCTCGTTTTCAAAAGGGTTTGTCATTGCATTTGACATATTATCCTCCCCACCATTGCGGCAAGGACCTTATGCCTAAAGGGTTTTCAGAGAGAAACTTTTCCAGTTCCTCTTGAGGTATTCTTGGCGCGGGAGCACCTACAGCGGTGCCGTGTTCTTGCATGTAGGGGGCTATTTCCTCCACAAAGTTTTTCGGCATTCCATAGCTTGTGGCCAAGCTCGGTAAAGCATTAACACCCGCTGCTCTTAGTTCTTCTCTTGTGCCTACTTCGCTGCCTCTTCCAAAATTTTTCATGTAGCGCCACTGCCGGTATTCCGCAGGGGTGCCGTATTTGTCTTGTTGGCGCTGAGCTTCTGCCACTGCATCTGCTTCAGACATGCCTTGAGCTATATAGGTCTGAGGATCTATTTTTTCAGCTATGAAAGCCATGTCACGGGACGTTTGTTTGTCTTCAGCCACTCTTGCCCATTCTATTCCCCGCGCAGTGGTGTTCCTGCCTCCAGGTCGAGGTCTTTTGTAGCCTCCTCTTTGTCCCATAGGCATTTGTGCCGCAATTCCGGCAATACCTTTGGTTCCTTTCCATGGGGGGTTTCCACCAAATTTACCAGCCACAGTTCCTCCGTATTTGTATCCTTTATATCCCGAAGCATATGCTGCCCGGGCTTGTCTTGCTGCTCCGGCTTTTGTTGGATAAGTCTTTCCGGACTTACCCCATTTATAGCCGCCGTTTGTTTTTGTTATAGGCATTATAGTATTGGGACCGTGGTTGCACCGTTTGTCGACACTGTTAGTTTGCCGAGCTGTCCCGTGGCCTTCACACCCTTTCCACTGGGCGCGTATAATGTTTGCCACTCTTTGCCATCAAAGACCTGAAGACCGTCTTCTGTCAGGTTCCAAATGATGTCTCCACGACTAAACAAGTTTTTATCGCGGACCGTGTTAGTATACTGATAAGTTGCCGTGGGATCAAAGCCTTGTAAATTTAATTCCAGGATTCTTACTAAACGGTTAAATAAATCGGAGTCCACTTCGTCCATGGCAGTGGGCAATCGTGTGTCCAGTAATCGTGCCACTATCTTCGCCCGTCAGACCTAGTATTAAGCCTCATGTCCCCGAGCCTCCAACCAACCCCAAGCCTTTCATTGGTTGTCGCATCGTCGTCAGACTCTAAGCGAACCACTGCTTGTCGTGCCCTTCCTCGTAGATCAACTTTAGTTGTGCTCGCTGTTACTTGATTAGTGCTTTTGGTTGTTAAAGTCTCATTAGGAAAATTTCTTGTTTTTAACACAAAATTAACCACTTGGTCCGAGCCACCGTCACCGAGAAAACGAACATCGGGTATAGCATTTTGTATTTGTGTATAGGTGTTGCCTATACCGTCCAAGGCGAAATCACCGGATTCAATATAAACATTGTCCATGGGTGAACCGTCTGCATCGTTCCCTGTTTCATGCTTATAAACATAATTGCTTGTGTCTACTCCGGTTGCTCTCGGATAAGGCTGTACCCCTTCATCCAGCCATGCGTAACGGGTTAATTGCCCATAAGCCCAAACTTTCTCCTGATAGTTGTACGTCACATAGCGGTCAATTTCTAAAGAGTCGCCGGAAGGATAGAACCATCCCACCTCATTAAACTGACGGTTTAGGAAAGCAAACACCTTGAAAGACTGTTCTTGGTTAAAGTCAGTGAACACATACTCGTGCACCGAGCAGGGGAGCCTGCTAACAGTACCGGTATAGGTGTAAAAACCTGAGCGGTCCATCCAGAAAACTCCTGGTGGTGCATTAATAGCACCTTTTGGTGAAATCATACCTATCCCTTGATTAATCAGGTTGACTCCAAAAGTATACGGAGGACCAATGAAGCGCATATTATAAAGCGCATCGTCTGTCCAAATTAAAACTTCTTGTCGGGAACGCAGTCCCCCCACTATTTGAGTTCCCGCCGAGAGTCTTAGTGATCCGGCGGTGTTGGTGTAAGTGGGTTCCCATTCATTAATATTTTCTTGATCGCACCAACAAATAAACATGGGATCAATGGCACTGGTTCTAGCTACTCCTGCATCATCCAAAGGGTCTGCACCTAGACAAATAACATGTCTGTCAATATCACTAACCAAAGTTTGCAGTGCTAATGTGGGAGGTAAATTGGCCCCTAGAGCGGTTAAACTGACAGCACGAACGCTTGTTCCGTTGTTCTCGGTCCAATAAAAAATCCCCCCGGCTCTTGGGTTAATGATAAGGTCTTCTCCAAAATTGTCCTGTGTCCAAAGCCTTAATTGATTATTAAAAGCAAGTCCTGAAGCAGAACCAAAGGTTCCGTCGCCCCAAGGACCGGCACTCCACCCTGAGCCAGACACGTAATTATCCAAGCCCACGCTGATTTGATAGGCGCCCACAACACTACTGCCCCCGTTTCCAGAGTCACTGGAATTAGCCGTGATCGTATCCCCGTCTGTGTCTTTTGCTGTAATTTTATAGCTATTGGCGTCAACGATTGAATCAATAGAGTATTCTTGGTTGAGTGCTGCGGCAATAACCAGTCCGCCTAATGAAGCGGCTCCGCTATAGGTAACATAATCTCCTTTACTAGCGCCGTGAGAAGTATCAGCAACAGTGACAGTGGAGGAACCATTACTCGCTGAAAACGTGACGTCCCCCGCTGAAGTTGTAGCTCTTATTGGGGTAATATCATAAAAATTATCCCCTTCTTTAACATAGTATTTTACCGTCGTGCCAACAGATAAATATTTAGTGGTGGCTAGAGACACCCACGCATGTAAAGCACGACCAGTGCCTAAATAAGTGGCAACCTGTTCTTTGACCCAACCCCCTATTTTCTCAGGGTACCCTTTTCTAAAGCGAACAAGGTTGCCGTCAAACCACCCGCCTTGGGCTGAAAAGGCGGTCCCCTCTCGGTTAATCCCTGGACGCATTTGAAATTTATTGTAAGCCATTATTCTTTTTCCTCTTCTTCGTCTAACTCCCTATAATACCCTACAACATGAAGGATTTGTTCTATGTATCGGGTAATTTCGCCCATTGTCATAGATAAATTCTCATAACCTTGAGAAGTTAGACCATAATACGCTACTCGCGGTTCTTCTCCAGCCTCAATTGCGTTTAAGTATTCCTGCATCACATCAGGAGAAAGTATTCTCCACTCAATCGCAGCAGATTCAATAGCTTCTGGCAATGGTGGATGATAAATCGGCGCTCTTTTTGCCACGCTAACCACTTCCACAGGCTTAACTTGTGGTTGTCTGTCTGCCAATTCACCTAAAAGTGAATATGTGCCACACCCGTTAATTAGTAGTAATGGTATTATCAGCAGCTTTTTCATCAAATTGATCTGGATGGGTTATTGTAGTTAAGTTCTCAACCACTCTTGCCGAAGCCTTATTAACTTTACCTTGCAATAATCCAGGCTTAGCTAGAGCCATGCCTTCAAGATTGTGTTTAGCAAACTTATTTCTTAAGTTTGTTACTTGCGCTTGGCTTGCAGAGTATTGGGAGTTCAGATTTTGAATCTGAGCTTGGGTCTTTTTTGCCGATTCAAGAGCTTTTACGATCTGTTCATTTTGCTCTTGAACAGTTCTTTCAAGCACCGCCTGATTATTAATAGCGGTCTGTAGTTCAACTTTTGCTGTGTCTAATTTAGCAAACATAATCGCATTAATAGACGCTGATACAAAGAAAGCTACCCCTAGAGCTATAGCCAGCTTCATTTATCTTTTTTTATTTTGACGTTTACAGTTGTGTAAGCCTCATTAATATTAGGTGTTGAC